ATCATGATCTTTTCTATCATGATCTTTTCTATCATGATCTTTTCTATCATGATCTTTTTTATCATGATCTTTTCTATCATGATCTTTTCTATCATGATCTTCTTTTGGTTGTTCTTTAACAATCTCATGATGTGTAGTCTCAAACACAGAGATCTCTTCTTTTACAATTTCACCATTTGTCTGTGTTTCTGTAGCTTCTGTTGATTGAGAATCCATATTTACCTATAAATATTGTCTCTTTATCAACGGCTTATTTACGTTTACCTCTATAATACTTTCTCTTTGATTATTCACACGGTATTGTACTTGTATACAAGTACAATAAATCTTTATTAACAACTCATTGAGAAGTGATGGCGTAGATAAAATCTACGTCCTTTTTAGAGATACTCTTACGATTAGCATGTGCAGAAGCCTTAGTAGCCCGTTCAAGAAGACGTACCAAATATTCTTCCATAACCACCTGGAACAGCTTGAAGAATTCCTTAGAGAACCGAAGTGTAGTCTGTGATTTCCCCCAGTTTGAAAGCTGTTTCTTAGTCAGATCCCGGACGTACGCCTCAAATCGGTTCTGCTTAAAAATTAGCCTATCACTAGTTTCTTGATTCCGCTTGATCTCTTGGTTTGCGACCGTTCCGGGACGGAATCGATGGGGCTTTTTAGGAGGATCCGAAGATGATCCCTCATCGGTCGGGACTTTCTTGGGTTTCTTGGCCTTAGCCTTGGATTTCTTAATATCTCTAGCGGTATTACCGCCAGCCATCAAAAATTTGCCCTTAGACTCTAAAGCTCCTTCCAAATCCTCCAAAGTTACAGTTTTACGGTCTGTATGTGTGGTGAACACCAGAATATTCCTTAGAAGATCGGATACCTGCTCGCTGATGACTTGACGAACACAATCATATGTGTCACTCTCAATTCTTTCAGCACCTGCTCGATAGGCAAGTCGCCGAATTTGTATACTTTTAAATCCAGTTATAGGATCTTCAATCTCGGTATTTTTAGTACTTGTCACCTGTTTACGATTTCTTGTCGTCATTTTAATTGTAATTAGGACTTGCTTTCTTTAAAGAAATTTTAGTTGGTTTTAAAACACCAATAAAATTTCTTTAAAGGAAACAATCCCCATCTACAATTAAAGAAGATGGCTACGAAAGCAAGAACAAAATCTAAAAAGGTTACAAAGAAAAATACGGGTAGTGTATCCGTATCGAAGAAAACAACTCAGGAGAGTTCAGCATCCCAAGAGTCCCGTCTCAAGAAAAAGAAGAATTATGATACTTTCAGAACATTCATTCAAAAATTACTCCAGGATGTGCATCCGGGAGGAATTAGCGGCGGAGCATTAGATGTAGTCGATAGTTATGTCAAAATCAACTGCGATAAGTTGGTACGTAACTCAGATGGATTATTGAAGCGTTCGAAAAAGAAGACGCTGAGTGAAAAGGAGATTGAAAGTGCTGTATATTTGACTGTCGGTGATGATTTGGCTCAAGAATCAAACAAGAGAGGTACTGAAGCTGTTAATAAGTATATGTCTAATCTTGACAAGAAAGGTTCTACACAGCGTTCAACCAAAAGTTCCAAGGCTGAACTTATTTTCCCTGTATCTCGTGTGGGTGAGCGTGTTAAGTCCGCCTCTAGTTTGGATGGTTTGAGAATTGGAGAAAAGGCTATTGTGTTTTTGACAGCGGTACTTGAATATCTCACACAAGAGCTGCTTAGGATGGCTGGAGAGGTGGCAGATACCGGAAAGAATAAGCACAAGAGGATCACACCGCGCGATATCAAGTTGGCTATTAATAAAGATAAGGGTCTGGAAGAACTTACTAGGAATGTCTATATTCCTGGAGGTGTGCCGGTTCGTCCTAGGAAAAGGTAAACTATAAAATTGTTTTATTATTCAACATTTTTTGAATAATAAATGGAAGCGTTAAAGCTGCTGCTGCCATCTGAAGATTTCGAGTTAACGTATCCAGTCTTATATACTACCACTAAATTGGGGAAAAAAAGGTTGTGGGCTTGTTGGTTGGATAAAGATGACAAACCGGTATTCTATAGCACCGACGGCGAAGTTGGAGGAAAATTAAAAGATGCTTCATGTCGTACATTTAAAGGTAATACTCGTCGGAGTGCTAGAGAACAAACTGAAGATTGGGCACAGAAGAAGTGGATTGAGAAGCTGGACAAAGGTTATCAACCTGATGAACACGATGTTTATGGGATGAAAATTTACGCTAAGGTTATACATCAGAAAGAAGCTAATGGAGGAATGAATCGCGGTGTGAAAATGTGGGGTAAGACACAAATTACTACAACGACCACCGCAGGAGCAAAAGATCTCTCACAGCGTCATTATCCTATGTTAGCCAAAAAATATAAGGATCACAAAGTAGTTCGCGGTGAAGAAGTCTACGGATTAACACCAGTTGGTAAAAAGATCACATTCCCATGTTTTGTGCAAACTAAAGTAGACGGAGTACGTGCTCTGCCCCGAATTGCTAACGGAAGTGTAATTCTTGAGTCACGCAATGGTAAGGATTATGTTCATCTCAATCATATTCGCAACGAGATATTGAGATGGTTAAAGAAAAAGAAATGTATGGACTTTGTTTTGGACGGTGAAATGTACCTACATCAACTTGTTCGTGATGGTAAAGAACTAAAAAGTGTTGAACGCTTCCAATTTCTATCGCAAGCATGTAAAATTACTCGAAAAGAACCGCATCCCGAAGAGGGATTGGTTCAATTCTATATTTTTGATTTATGGGATCTAGATAAAACCTTTGAGGAAAGATGGAGAATATTAGAAGCTTTATTTGAGGATTATGATGGACATATTCTGCAATTAGTACCTACGTACAAAGTCGAAGACCATGACCAAATCGAGAAACATATGCAAGATTTTGTAGGAGAATCAACAAAACGTGAAGGTTATGAATATGAAGGTTTAATGGTTAGACAAAGCGATGCAAAATATGTAGCGAGGAATAACTATCACTGCTCTGATTTACTCAAATACAAACGTTTTGAAGACGAAGAATGGGAAATATATGATGCTGAGGAGCAGGAGGGAAGTCACAAGGGAGCAATCAAATGGAAACTTAGGAAAGTTATCAACGGAAAGGAGAGGCGTGTTAAGGCAAATCAGAGCGGAGATTTAGAAATTGCACGGAAATTGATGAAAGAATTTAACAAGGATAAAAGTAGATTTATAGGTAAATTGATCAATATCCGATTCAATGATCGGACAAAAGACAAGGTTCCTAGGTTTCCGAGCGCTACTGCTATCCCTGAGGATAAATTCTAGAGAAAAATGAAAGTATTTATATTTGGATTTTGTCCAAAATAGACAATAAAATTGTTTTAAGATGTTTACACGGCGCAGTATCATATCTCCAAGAAAATGGAGAAAACAACGACAAAAGAAGAGAGTTAACGATAAACGACGGATTAAACAAGAAAACATCACTATTTAGATGATAATGATGTTATAGTAAGTGATTGGAGGTCTTCTAAGATCTTGCCCTGCGAAAGTTCGAAGAGCTACCGTAATATCCGCGGACGTTCCAAGGCAAAAGAAAGCCAACGCGAGAGCTTTATTAACAAATCTGGGAGTGAATATAAACCCGCAGCATCTCCATTCATTAAACCATTATCTTTAGATCGAATAAAACGAGAAACGCCTAAACCCTATATAGTGTCCTCAGAAAATTGGTCTACAACCAGCAGTGCCTCAGAATTTGTACATATTAAATCTGAAACGTTTCAGATCTAAACTTAAACACACTTCCTCTATAAAGCAATTGTTGATGGAGGATATGCATCAAAAACTTGGTAATAATAGATGTGGTTGTGTAGACCAATTGAAGTTTTATCCGCAAGAATCTAGTGATATATCTGTTTGTCAGCTCGGTCTTAAAGATGAAACGACTGGAGTGCCGCCCTCTTTTATAAATTTAGCAACTTGGAGAGTCAAGAGTGAAGATCAGGTTGATTTTCAAATTTCTATATGGAAGGTTCGTAATTCAAGTACAAAATACGTTACTTTAGATTCACTTAGTCAATACGATTGTGTGGTCATTGAAAAATCCAACCCAAAATATACATTTATACAAACTTCAAAGTTGATTCCTTCCTACTAAAGAATATATAAATATAAGTCTAAGTCTATATTTATTTTATATTATAAAATGAAGCAATCTTTGCAAAACTTAAAGTTAACGCACCTGCGTAAAATTGCTCAAAAATACAAGATTAAAGGGCGCAGCCGCCTTAATAAAGCTCCACTCATTGATCTTATTTTAAATAACGTTAGTGAAAATGATCTCCAGAAAGAATTAGGAATAAGTTCTAAACGTCCAAAGATAAAAAAACCTATACCAGTTAAAGACAAATCTGCGGATAAAGCAGGTACATTTATTCTTTTGGATAAAATAGATACAGGTATTTTTGGGACGACATTTTTGTCAAGAAATGAAGAAGACGGCGAGTTATATACTCTCAGGAAAATTTTAACGAAAGAAGTAATACCCTTTTCACTGATAAGTATGCTAGGTAAAGGTGCTTTCGGAACAACATTTTTAGCTCTAAACACAGAAGATGATAAATTGTACGCTCTTAAACAAATATCAAGGGAGGTTAATCCAGAAAAAGCAACACGGATCTTGTTACGAGAAATGGAGGCTTTGATTCTTGTAAATAAGTGTCCTAATGTGTTAGTTTATCACGAACTTATCACTACAGAGAAAAATTACTATTTAGTGACTGATTACGTGAGAGGCGTGACCATGGATAAATTCATTAGAAATATACACAACTACAACATAAATGACGAAGATATCTTGAACTTGTTAATTCAACTCACACGTGCGCTATCATGCGTACATGAAAGAGGTTTGGCTCATCGAGATTTAAAAGATTCTAATATAATTATCAATCCTGCGGAATCTCCACCCGAAGCAACCATCATTGACTTTGGTTTAGGATGTTTAATGGAACTTCCTCCCGAACCTAGCAAAACTGACAAAACGCTATGGTGTAAACATTTGAAAGGAGGAAATCGCCGTTATTATTCTCCAGATATATTTAATAAAGAATATAAGTTCCCAGACGATTTTCCATATTGGGCTTTGGATGTTTTTGCTCTTGGACTTATCTTCATACGTTTGACAACAGGTAACACAGTTTCTGCCGCACGATCACCAAAAACCATCAGCACCGGCAATACTGCGTTAAATCGAATTATCAGTAGAATGTTAACACCACATCCACCTGAACGCCCCAAAATGTCTTATGTACTCCAGGCTTTAGATGGTATAAACGACCCTAGATTTCACATCTTACATAAGTAACCAACACAACTTTTAAAGTATATTACACTTAATATACTTCGATAAATGATATAAATATGATTTTTATAGATTTAAAATGGAAACAACTCTTGTATCTGCATTTTGTGATCTTCAAAAACATCAAAAAGTAAAACGTGAAAAAGATACAGCATTTTATTTCAAGAATGGAATTCCAATTCTTGAAATGGAAGTCCCTATGATTTTATTCATTGAACCGGAATTGGTTGAAAATGTAAGAACTTTACGAGAAAAAGTATGTAAATCTGCTGAATATGTTGAGAAAACTTGTATTATACCATTTACTTTGGAAGATTCTCCTTATTTTATTTTTAAAGAAGAACTCGATCAAGCATATAAACAAGGGATGTGGCCAGATTATCTCGGGGAAGATGGGTGGAAGGATACACCAGGTTACGCAAGTTTTACATGGACTAAACCTTATTTTATGCAAAAAGCTAGCGAATCTAATCCGTTTCACAGTTCACGATTCCTATGGGTTGATTTGGGCGTGTTCTACCTTCCCTATATCAACACGCATATCAAAGAAAATCAAGAAGCTCTTTATAATATTTTACGTACGATACCTGAAGATAAAATCACATGTTTGGCTATTCATGGAATACATCAACTGGATGTTAATGATAGATCTGCATTTTATAAGGTATGGAATTCCAGAACGGCGGGGGGGTTGTTGGGAGGTGGTACTATAGTATTATCAAAATTTGCAGAGTTATTTGACAAAGAACTTCGATGGTGTCTCGATAATAAACACTATGTAAATGAACAGCCAATATATTCGGCATTACGTGCTGAAAATCGAGAATTGTTTTCGGTATATTATGGAGATTACCGAGATATATTTACAGGATATGAAAAATATACTCTGAATTCTCATATGGGCAAACAGTTCCCGATGCTTCAATTAAAAACATGTTTTTATTCTGCTAATTATGTTGATATTATAGATATAGCCACTAGACTTTTAGAAATATTTCCATCTTTCGGTGTTAAAGAAAGAGATTTTATTCTAGATTGTCTTCAATATGCTTATGAAACCTTGGGAGATTATTCTCATGAACAATTTTTACTCGAAAAGAAATTCGAGAATATGGAAGAAAGTTCTTCAGAAATAAATAAAGATTGGTGGATCTGTATACAGTTAGCTAAAAAATATAAGAAAAGGGGAAATATAGATAAGTTCATCGAAAATTGTGAAAAGGCATGGCATTTAAATCAAAACTTAATCGAACCTATACTTGAACTCATTAAATATTATCAAGGAATAAACAATTACAAAAAGAGTTTTGATTATGCAACGCGGGCATTAAATGCGGGCATTAAAGATCCCAACCTCGAAGAAAGTTTAAAGTCCTATTTTGAGAGAATGTTCGACGTTAAATATATCGAGGAAGGTTCTAGTAGTCTTTCTAAGATATGGTGGGTTTGTAGTGAGATGGCAAAAATATACAAACAAAATAAACGTTTCGACAAATTTGTGAGTTATTATGAACGTGCTTGGGAAGAATACTCAAATGATCCTAACCCTATGATCGAATTATCCACTTATTTTCTTAGTATTAACGATCGTAACAAAGCATATGCATATGCTAAAAAGGCTAAGGATGCTAGGTTAGTTCATCCAGAACTAGATAGGTTATTAATGATTACAGCTTATTATGCAGGTGATATGTATACTGGTAGGGAAGCATGTGATAATTTGGCGTTAACTCGTTCATACCCAACTTCTTATAAGAATCAAGGCAATGTTAATCTCTTTTGGTATTCTCAAGTCCTGCCGCATATTAAGAAGTTAGATCTTAAGGATATTGTAGATATACCTATTATCTCGGATGTACCCACACAAAAATATAAACCGCTCAATCCTTGCATCCTACCCAAGAAAGATGGGTCAGGGTACTATATAAATTGTAGACTGGTAAATTATTATCAAGATACGGTTACTGGAGCATACACGATCTATGATAAAGAGAATATCATCAGAACTAAGAATATATTTTTAGAATTAGATAATTCCTTAAATGTTATATCGCAACATGAACTTGTAGATAAATGTGTAGATTTTACCAGATGCCGTGCTATGGCTGTAGGATTGGAAGACATGAGATTATTTTGGTACGACGACGAAATACTATTTAGTGCGACATCATTAGAAGTAAATGGGTCGCCAACTATTGCTATGGGTGCTATTCAACATGTATCTCCTGTGATAGAAACATCTCCTGTGATAGAACATTACGTCCATATGCAGAAACCAAATCCAGCAAGACAAGAGAAAAATTGGATTCCGTTTGTTACAGATGATGCGATTCTCAGTATTTATTCATTTGATCCCTTCATCGTACTAAAATGTGACATTCAAACCGGGGAGATCGGACTTGTATCTAACACCTCACAAGCCTTTGATATGTCAAATCTAAGAGGTTCAAGTGGTCTGATTGTATATGAAGATGGATATCTTACAGTTGCCCACCAGATCACTGTTTTTAACAATCGACGCTATTATTTCCACAGATTTCTGTATTTCGAAATAGATGATTCTACCGATCCTCACCAATATGTAGTCCGTAAACTCAGCCGCCCATTTTATTTCATAGAAAAAGATGTAGAATTTTGTAGTGGTATGGTCTATTCTCCTTCCAAATCCTCGGTTTTCCTAACTATAGGTCTAAAAGATCGAGAAGCCTATCTTTTTGAGGTGACTACTGACTATATCAAAGAGATGTTAACCTGTAGAGCATCCATATAAGTTCATTAATACGTTATAATAACGTATTAAATGTAATAAGTTTACCGTCACCCGTTTTAATTCGCGTGACCCAATATGTAAGATTTAATTTTATAGGTCGAAATGCGGATCAAGATTGTTTTCTCTTAATTAAGAGAAAATGACGTCGGTGAGTAGATCGGTGTGTGATGGAGCCGAAGACGCAGGTCCATCTATAATTAATCTATTAAAAACATCCCCGAGAATCCCAATCATTCTTAATTCTTCTGGACAAAATGTAGTAACATGTGAAGGCAGCGGAACAACATGTTTCATTAATGCTGAGCTTATTGATTGGGAAACTGCTATGGAGAAGTTGATTACGGAGTTTGGACCAACAGGAACTATTAGCGATTTTGGAGATAAAGCAGCAAATTGTGTTTCGGATATGTCAAGCAACGTATGTCAAAATTGGGATAAAATTAATAGATATATTTTACCTCAATATTGTCAACGTATCGGCTACTTTACTAATTTTGGTGGTGATAGTGGAGATTGTCCACCCTATAATGTGAATCCTTTCAATCCTGTATATCATCAATCTAAAGGTTGTAGTAAAATGACAAGTCTCAATAGTTTATGCAGAGAATGGGTAATGGCGGGTAAAAGTAATACATCCGCTGGTAAATATCTTGGCATAGTAGACAATAATATTGTAAAATATTGTGATGGACAACTTACTACAGATTGCGCGTGTCAAAGAGCTTCTGAAAGTGTGGTTTTTAACGAAGTGTCAGTTAGGGGAGTAGGAACTACTACATGTTGGTGGCAACCGTGCCAATCAGCATCACAGGAAGGATATTTAATACAAAAAAACGATGTGCCTCCGGTTTGTCCTAAGGATATATGTGTGAATGTGAGTAATATTTTCCTTGACAATTCAGAAATTGGCAAAAGTCTTATTGTATCGCAGGTTAATGCATGTGGCAATCCTATACCCACAAAACGACCGTGGTATGAACAATGGTGGTTTTGGATTATTGTATTTGGATTTATCGTTATTATATTTGCCACTATCATCTATTACACATCTACTTTGTGAAACCAGTCTTTGCAGTTGAATACAAAGATATCCATGGTAAATCCAAAAATGTCAAAGAACCTATAGATATCAACTTTGTTCTGTTATAGGTGGGGTTTGAAACGATTTGAGATCAAGTTGCTATGTAAAATTTAAATTTACATGCTTGAATTTCATTGACGAATTAAAAATTTATAAAAGTTAAAAAAATTCATCTTGACTTGTAAAAGGATGAATTTTGGTTTATGGAACTCAGAAGAACTTACTTTGGTTCAAAAAGCGCGAAGGGAGATGAAAAAATTTGAAGAAAGACGTGTGCGTTATATGAAAACGTGGTTGGAGGAACTTATTAAAATTGCGGAAAAGCAAATTTTCATTGAAGCCACTTTTGGAGAATCCTATCTTGAATTTCGTCTTGAGGAACATATGTTTGGTTTGACACCACTTATTTCACCTATTACAGGTGTTGAAAGAACCTACGAACTCACCTGCGCAGATAAAGACGATTTGATGACGGATATTGTAAAACATTATACAGATGAAACCCAATATCCAGAATTGAGATGTCGTCCCGCCACGGGACAAACGAATATCATTATCTTTGGCTGGTAATTATACAATTTCATATTATTAACTAATAATATGATAGATTAACATTTTGTTAATATTTAATGCAAGACAACACACATACCATGGTTATCCTCCGAAACCAAAGCATCAATGGGATAATCTTTATCATCCAGCAAACCAGAAGCAATTACAGTATAAACTTGTTGATCTTGGAGGGGTAAATCTGCACTCAAAACTACATTATCGTCTCCAGCAGGAGTAACTTCTACAGTGTAAACATTTTTAGGAACGGGAAGATACATAGGCTTACCAGTTTGTCCATAGCTTACATTTTCAAAGATTTTATCTCCATTCGCGTATATATCGACAGCAGGTACAGTAGCGGCCGCGTGAACGAAGCGAAGATGCGCATTTCCCCTATCAGGACAACTTATATTGTCCTGTAAAGCCAATGTATCAATCTTACCATCGCTAAGTGCGCCATGAACAACGGCGGTATACCTAGTTTTTGGTTTCAAATAAATTTCTACTTCTGTGAGTGGCTCTCCTCCACTACTAGGAACTGTAGATACAATGTGTTTACCGCTATCTACAAGAAGATAGTCACTGATAGCTTTATAGGGAACATTAGTCACAGCTAGTCTTCCATCAACAAATATATCTACATTAGGTCCTCCTGCGACATTATGTACTGCACGCAATTTAGACTTGGGTTTGGTGTGATAATGTCGATGTTGACGATGATATCGGTTACGATGCCGGTGATGTCTTGGAGAATAGTGCCGATCATAATCCATTTTTATCTATACTAATTTTTATACCAAATATTTTTTTCAATATCTATTTTACATAGAATCCATATCAATATAATGAGAAATGCTGTTGATCCTATCCATAGTAAATCAATACGTATGGGAATATCTATACCTCGCTTGGTTAGTTCTTCACGTTGCCAAAAATAATTTATTTGCACTACGATAAGTACAAAAATACTGAGAGCAGTAAGCCAATATGTTACATCATGTGTGCCCAGGAAAGATAAAAAAGCAACACTTGCGACAATAAAGATGGTCACGTTTCGAATCCAATCTAAATAGATAGTTTCAAAAGCTATGAGTGCTGTTTGACTATTGAATAGGGAAGACATTTTTGTATTGATTTAAAATACAACGGTCTTATTTTTCAATCCAATCCAAGCCCAATAGCTTGGACTTATTCTTAAATTCTTGTTTTTCTCTTTTGGTAGGGATACACGACAAATTTTTCATTCGGATAGCTTGGAGTTCACACGCTGTAAAAGTTACAGAGTTCATACGATAATCTAAAAACGCTTGCGTAGAAACAGGGCATACGTCCTTAACGATAGAAAACAATACATTTGCTACATCACGGATTTCTTCTTGCGCGTGTGTATCTTGTCTCAAATAAAGAAAATGTAACAAATTATGAAGATCAATCTTCCAATACAGCTCTGTCATGATATTTTGAGGTAAAGTAATCCGCGCCATCTCTTTTGCTACATTATGCTTGACTAACGTCTCATATTGTTTGTGCCCGGTTCTATTACGACATCTTTCTCGAAAAGATGCTGCAAGGAGCCTTTCTACATGGTTAGTTTCATCTACAACACCTTGAGAGCCTTGTTTATTATCTGAAGATTGTTTACGTATTTTTTCGGGAATGTAATAGTCATCAGGCAATATACTATATCTCCCTGAAATTTGATTAACATTGGCCGTACGATGCCGTATAAGTTGTCGTTCTACAAAAATGGGGATTTTCAGATGAAATTTAAACTCCACGGCTTCAAATGGACTTGTATGGTAGTTACGCATCAAATATCGAATTAGAGCCTCATCCGTTGATTTTTTCCGAGGTTTAGGTGTATCGTTTTCTGAAGTACCACCATAACTTATTCTAGCCATCTCTGGAATAGCCGCATCGCAATATAATGGCGCTGAAATGACGCGAGGCATATGATCTACTAAACGAACAAATCCATTACCGTTGACAGGAACAGGATCATAAAGTTTAGGATTAAGTTTTATTAGTGGTTTTGTTGAATAAAATTGAGAGGGTCTCGCGGCTTGCATTACCATCTTGTTAATTCTGGGCGAAACCAGTCGATTTCTTATAGTAGATAACATTTCACTAAGAAATAAATGTGTTTTTGTTCAGTTTTAGATTTCTATATTGAATGACAATATTAGTAAATAGTTAATTATTGATAGAATTTGAACATCAAATTACTTATAAATCATGGAAGGTTTTATAAGTGGTGCTGTTGCTGCTGCTGCCGTGTGGCCGTTTGAAACTATACGTGTACAATGTCAAGTCTTATCTAAGAGTACATTTAAGGATTGTGTCATGCAAATTTATTGTAAACAATCGATTCCTGGATTTTATAAGGGCTTACCGCATGGTATGGCAGGGTCAAGTATATTTTACGGTATGTATTTTCCTCTATATACATACCTGAAAACCAACGAATATGCGAGTGTATCAGCATTTTGGGCTAGTTATAGCGCGGCTAATATAAGCAGTATATTTAACAATGTATTTTATGTTGTACGTACCCGTAGACAAACTCAGGTTACTAAAACTGCCTCCAAGTCTAATGTGAGTATATTCACCATTATCAAACATGAAGGTTTAAGAGGACTTTCCCAAGGTTTGGGATTTACTTGTCTCAAAAATTTAGAAATTGGATGTATATCTCCATGTCGAGAGTATCTGATAGAAAATTATCATATTCATCCTCCTGTAGCCACATTTATAGCGAAGTTATTCTTTTCTACACTTACCTACCCTTTAGATACAGCACGTACACTTCAAAGATATCCAATGTCATATAATTCTATTCTTAGCAGATTTATTCGTAATCCTAAATCTACATATTTTGGTTATACTTTGTATGCTGCACGTTCAGTGCCTTCAACTGTAATTGCATTTACCATTCATGATTGGTTAGCGAACAGTAAATAGAAATATATTTATTTGTATAATAGATACAAATACAAAATGGAACTACTAAAGCTAAAAACTCAGCAAGAAATAGACAAGCTTCTTGATTTTGGTGACCCACATTATACTATAATATGGGTTCAAGGTGGATGTTGGTTAAAGACTTTATCTTATCAAACCTATAAATTTCGTGAGTTTAGAACTATTTTATTACGTAATTCCTTTGTCCCTACCATATATATCTACGGGAGATATACTAAAGATAATTATTGGGCAGCAAAGTCAATTGAAACATTTACAAAAGATTATCTTAAAACATTGCATAAAAATAAGGATGAAGTTACTGTCAAAATTTGTTTGTCTTAACAAATTACAAATTTAGTATTTCTTATAGTATAATACTTTTTACATGAACTTTAAAAATGTATAAAACTGTTGTCTCGAAAAAATGTCAACATAAATGTGGACCTAGAGGCTGTCCAGGAAGAAGGGGGCTGCGCGGATTTACGGGTCCTGCGGGTTCTACAGGTTTTACAGGGTTTACAGGACCTGCAGGGTTTACTGGTAATACAGGATTTACGGGTTCAACAGGACCAACTGGAGTGACCGGACCCCGGGGATTGATGGGAAAAGCTGCTAATACTGGATCTACAGGTAATACTGGATCTACAGGATCTACAGGATTTACAGGATCAACGGGACCTACTGGTAGCACGGGAGATACTGGATATACTGGTAGCACGGGAGATACTGGAAATACAGGAAATACAGGTCCAACAGGGAGTACTGGAAGTACCGGACCAACAGGAAGTACTGGTAGTACGGGACCAACAGGAAGTACTGGATCTACAGGAAGTACGGGAAGTACAGGACCAACAGGAAGTACAGGACCAACAGGAATTCAAGGTCCTGCAGGAACAGCAGCTAACACTGGATGCACAGGTCCAACAGGAATTACTGGAAGTACAGGTAGTACAGGAAGTACAGGTAGTACAGGAAGTACAGGTAGTACGGGTCTAACAGGAAGTACAGGTAGTACAGGAAGTACGGGTCTAACAGGAAGTACAGGTAGTACAGGAAGTACGGGATCTACAGGATCTACAGGACCAACAGGAAGTACTGGTAGTACGGGACCAACAGGAAGTACAGGAAGTACAGGTCCAACAGGAAGTACAGGAAGTACAGGACCCCGAGGTTTAATGGGTACAGCGGCTAATACTGGAGCTACAGGTCCAACAGGTAGTACAGGTCAAACTGGTCCTACAGGGGCTGGTATTGACATATGCAATTTACCAATATGTCCAATAGGAGCTACGGGCGTTCTCTTTGTAGTATGCACAACAGGACCAACGGCGTGTCTCTTAACAGAAGAAGAAGCTGCTAGTGGATTAATGCCATTTTTGCCTGAAGGACTAACAGGAAGTACAGGTCCAACAGGATCAACAGGAAGTACAGGTCCAACAGGAAGTACAGGTCCAACAGGAAGTACAGGTCCAACAGGTAGTACAGGTCCAACAGGTAGTACAGGTCCGACAGGTAGTACAGGACCAACAGGAAGTACTGGTAGTACAGGACCAACAGGAAGTACTGGAAGTACGGGTCCAACAGGAAGTACTGGTAGTACAGGACCAACAGGAAGTACTGGAAGTACAGGTCCAACAGGAAGTACTGGAAGTACAGGTCCAACAGGAAGTACTGGTAGTACAGGACCAACAGGAAGTACTGGAAGTACTGGTAGTACAGGACCAACAGGAAGTACTGGTAGTACGGGACCAACAGGAAGTACTGGAAGTACGGGTCCAACAGGAAGTACTGGAAGTACGGGTCCAACAGGAAGTACTGGTAGTACAGGACCAACAGGAAGTACTGGAAGTACAGGACCAACAGGAAGTACTGGAAGTACAGGACCAACAGGAAGTACTGGTAGTAC